ATCAAGGCCAAGGGAGCAATGGACCGATTACTTATGAATCTTTTCCTTATGCTTCAATTTCTAATGGAACACCTGGTAATTACCTTATGTCCATCTACGCCACCTATACACCTTCGGGGGGAGGGGCGGCAGAACCAATTATAAACAGAAACCAAGTAATAGAATAATAAATTAAAATATAAATCTATGGAAAACTTTGAAGAACAACCAGGGATAAAACTTCCAACAAAAGAGCAGGCCAAGAAAATCGGCATCATATTGTGGATCATTGGGACAATCGTATTATTGATATTAATCGCCAGAGTTTTTTGGTGGGAGCCATTGGAAAAGAAAATATATCAGCAAGGATGGGATGCAAAAGACATCCAAATTTCAGATGTAATCAATGGACAATTTATACAATACGGAAAAGTTCAACTTAATATTAGAGTGAATTCAATTGGAATTCCCGATATAAAAGGGACTTCGACAATACCTGTGATTTTTATTCCACAGATAATCGGGCAGTAGATTGACATTGCTCATTAGCCAATGATATTTTAAAGTAATCATTCATGCCATATACAATCAACAATCCACCGGACAAAATAAAGGCTTTGCCAAACCATGCAAAAGAAATTTGGATTACTGCATTCAATGCAGCTTTAACCAAATACAAAGATGAAGAAATGGCAAACAAAGTTGCCTGGTCTGCGGTTGGAAATAAATATGAAAAACAAGGAGATAAATGGGTTGTAAAAAAAGAGGCAACAGAAAAAAGTTTTGATGAAATAATCAGTGACATGAGAAAAGCCGCCGAGATGATGTTTCCTATTAGTATAGCCGAAATGAAATTTACGGATGGGGCAAATGGAGAAATAAAAACAGAGATTCAGGTATTGCCAGTAGGAACATGGAAGCATCCTGCATACGGAGATATCAAGATTACAGAAACGGATGTAGAAGAGTTCATACATAATTTTGAGGATAACGTCCGAAAGGACATTCCAATAACTGAAGGCCATTCCGTTGGCGAGCAGGAACTGCCTGCCGTCGGTTGGTTTAAACAGCTAATCAACAAAGGTCGGGATGGTCTTTGGGCCACTGTCGAGTGGACAAAAGAGGGCATGGAGCTTTTGAAAAATAAACTCTATAAATATTTTAGCCCTGAGTTCTATTCTCGATATGAGGACCCGGAGACGCATAAAGTTTATAAAAACGTCTTAGTAGGAGGAGCGCTTACGAACCGTCCTTATTTTAAAGGACTAACGGCAGTGATTCTATCCGAAATGACGTTACGCAAAATGAAAACATTGGAAGAAATTTTAAAAATAGCTCCGGCTGATTTGGCGGACGAAGAAATCGCTACTCTTAAAGAGCGCGCGGGAGAATTAACTGCTGAGCAGAAGGAGACCTTCAAAGACGCCCTTGCTGAAGGCGATGGTGGCAATGGAGGTGCTGAACACAAACACGAAGAAGAAAAAGAAGAGAAGGAAGAAGAGGAAGAAAAAGAGAAAGTTGAGGGATCAGAGAAAATTACTGTCTCTAAAAAGACAATGAGTTTTCTTGAAATGCAGGCCAAAGAAGGCGTGAAAGCGATGGGAATTTTGAGAAAGCAAAGCGCTGAAGTATATACGAAAGGAATGGAATTCAGCGAATCCAATAAAGAAGGAATCTTTTTGCCAAAGAGCCGTGACAAGGTGGTATCATTTATACTTTCCTTAAACGAAACTCAGCAAAAGGCCTTTAAAGAAATCGTGGGAGAATTACCACGAGCAAAAGTTTTCTCCGAGATTGGTAAGAACGGAGGAGGTATCGACATGAAAGCTTCCGAAGAGGTCAGCAAGTTAATCCAGGATAAGATGTCGAAAGACAACAAACTGGCATACAGGCAGGCCGCGGAGCAAGTAATGCTCGAGAATCCTGATCTTGCCATAAAAATGTCGGAGGAATAAATTATCAACAGATAGAATGAAGGATAAGATAGGTCGGTCTTATATTTAACTTTTTACCTTGAAAATGAGTAAACAAGCTGGAGTTTTAGACCTTACTTTTAAGGCATCTACTACACTTCTCGCGAAGCAATACTACATAATGAAGATGAGCGGGTCCTCAACGCCCGAAGGAGTTACCTTGGCTTCTGCACACACTGATGTTCAAATCGGTGTATTGCAGAATGAACCAGTGGAACAGGGCGCGGAAGCGGTTGTAAGAATTATTGGTACAAGCAAAGTAATTATCGGTACTCCTATTGCTATCGGTGATTTTATTACCGCAGACGCAAGCGGAAAAGCTGATGTTGCTGACACTGACAAGCACTGGGTAATCGGAATTGCCCTTGAAACCGGTGCTGCCGATGGGGATCTAATTGAAATGCTACTCGTCCACTTCAAGGCATCAATCTAAAATGAAACCTACACTTTACGATATTAAGTTTGATCCGATTCTTTCTAATGTGTCGGTTGCATATAAGAATGCCGAATATGTGGCTGAGCAGGTTCTTCCAATTGTCAAGGTTGCCTCTTCGTCTGGTAAATATTTCGTATACGACACCTCTCACTTGAGGAAGACTGAATCCCTTAGGGGAATGGGTGCTTCTGCAAGAGAAGTTGATTACGGAGTAAGCCAATCGACGGCATTTAACATCAAGGAACACGCCCTTCAAGAGCTTGTTCCGGATGAACTTGTTAACCAGGCTCCATCTCCTCTAAGTCCAGAAATGGATGCCGTGGAGAATGTAACTGAGAAACTTTTGGTTGAGAAAGAATACGATTTGTCTGCCTACATGGCAAGCACTACCAATATCTCCAACAACACTACCCTTTCGGGTACGGACCAATGGTCGGATTTTGCTAATTCAAATCCTGTTGAAGATGTTAGAACCGGAAAATCTGCTATCCATGCAAAGATCTTCAGAGACCCGAATGTTCTGCTTTTAAGCAAACAGGTGTACGACAAGTTAATTGATCATCCCGATATAGTTGACAGAATTAAATATTCTTCACTCGGGGTGGCTACGCCTGACTTAATGGCGCGTATATTCGACGTCGAAAAGGTCATTGTTGGTGCAGCCGGATACGAAAGTGCAACCGAAGGACAAGCAAGCTCAATGGCATATATTTGGGGAAAGCACGCATGGCTTCTTTATGTAACTTCTCGCCCGGCGGTAAAGCAGATAAGCTTTGGATATCACTTCCAAGACGCCGTGAGGATTGTCGACAAGTGGTATGATAAGGTCCGAAAGGGAACTTTTGTCAGGGTTACCGACAGGTATACCAGAGAAATTGTTTCCACGGACTGCGCTTATTTGATTTATAACGCTGTCGCTTAAAGGTAACTTAATTACCATGGGAAAAGATAGATTTTATCGAAAAGTAGCCGGAACTGGAGCAGACTTCACAGAACAGGTAGTCGTTCTCAAAGGGGCCTTAACGGCCACTGCGACTCCGATGTCTGTGATCAATCCTTACGGGGTTGATATGATTATTGAAAAATTAATCATAGATGTTACATCTCTGACTACTTCTACTCCGAACACTATCGACGTGGGAGTTTCTACACCAGTAACAGCATCTTCGGATACTCTCATGGATGGAGTATCTGTCGGAACTGGAGTTGGTTCAGTAGGGTTACTGAATAGTGAGGACAACAAGGGAACCAATGGGGCAATGTCACGCAAGTGGCTTACCGGAGCATACGTTAAAATAAGTATGACTTCTACTCCAACAGGTTTCGCTGGCAATTATTACATTTACTGTCGCAAGGCATAATAACATGACTTACCAAGTCAAAAGCAACTTGAAACATAGTGGCAAGAGTTATGTCCCAGGCGATAGAGTGGAAATGCCGGAAGGCATGGCCACCGAACTTGTAAAAGCCGGAGTCCTTGCAGAGATCAAAGAAGAAGAGCCAGTTGCGACTGCAGTAGAAACACCTTTACCCGAAAAGAAAGAAGAGCCTAAGAAGCACAGAAAGAAAAGAGCTTAAAAATTAAGTTGGTTGATCACCTGTCCTGATGGCTTGTGGACTATGAAGGATCAGGACAGCGATGAGTCAAATTAAAAATTAACCGGGGAGAAATCCTCAAAAAAATGGGATCAAGTGCAAGAGAAATATTTAGATATAAGACATTGGGATGCGGGAAAAAGGTTATTGCAAAGGTGTCGACACCTGAAGTGCTGGTCAGCACTCCTACGAGTTATAAAAAAGTTGTGATTGCTCCTTTAATGTCAAACGTTGGAGCATTCGTAGTAATCGGAAATTCGACAATAGTTAGCACTCCAGTATCGTCAGTTAATGCAGTGATTGTTTCAACGCCAAACTCAATTACGATCCAGGGAGATAATCTCCAGGAGATTTATGTTGGAGTAAGAGTAGATGGAGACGGAGTAAGCTACACATACTTTTTTTAAAAATGTCAAATTACGTAACTAATCAAGAAATAAGGGAACAGGCAGGATTTCAATGTAAAGAAAGGGGAGAATCTATTGGGACTGGAGACGGAAGCAACACAATTTTTTACTTGGATCATTATCCGATTGTGGACAAAGATTACAATGGATCTGTAAGCACGCCGGAAGTTACAGTGTATGCTAATGGGACGGTGGTCGCAGTAAGCGTAGTAGTTGCTTCAGATGGAAAAGTGACGTTGGTATCAGCGCCAGCAACAAGCACGCCCGTGACAGCAGATTATGACTGGTCTCCGATTGACGAAGATACGATTCAGAATTACGCAGACGAAGCGCATGCATACGTTCTTTCTAAGGTGGGACAAGTATATTCACTTCCGCTAACATCAACGCCGAAAACATTGAAACTGATAGAAAAAAGATTGGCCGCGGGATATTTACTCGATAAAGAATATTCTGTGGGAGAAGAAAAGGGGGAAGATACAAGAGGAAAGAGATGGATTAAGTGGGCTGAAGATAAGCTGGACCAGATCGCGACAGGAGAATTGGAATTAGTTGACGATTCTGGAGATTTACTTGAAGAGGTTGAAGATGGGGGGATAGAGGGATGGCCAAATGAAGACACGGACGATACTGATGAAGATGAAGGGGGAGATGATGGAAGTACGTTCAAGATCATGGATAAGTTTTAAAAATTAAATTCGGTGGGCGAGTCAGCCGTCGCCCTTCATCGGCGGCTAACCGGCCCACTGAAAAACATGATAGAAATAAACTTCGAGTTGGAAGGACAAGTTGAAATGTCGAGAAGATTGAGAACTCTTGATACAAAGACAAGAGATTTCTCTAAAGAGTTCAAGCAAAGTGGGGAGTTCCTTAGAAATTTCTTTGGATCAGAGGTATTCGACACGCAGGGGCGCGCGATTGGGGAGCCATGGAAATTGAGAAAGAGAGAATATCCTTGGCCTATATTGCAAAATACTGGAAGAATGAAGGGTGGATTTAAATCTCAGGCATGGCCATTAAAAGCTGAAATATGGAATGTTGTTGATTATTTCAAGTATCACCAATCAAGAACTCCAAGAATTAAGATGCCCAGGCGCGTAATGATGAAACTCGTTGAACAGCTTAAAAACAAGATAGTGAAATTTATTCAGGCAGGAGTTATCAAAAGAATAAAAGAATCAAAGTAAAATGTCAAAATACGTAGATCCGATTATAGAAAAATACTTGGCATTGATAAAGGCAAATACAAGCGGAATTAAGGGATTTTACAACGGGTTTGTGGCAAAGATTCCATCATCAATGCTTCCGGCTGTGATGATGCAGATAGAATCGACAGAAGCAGAATCATTCTCAGATGTGGAAGATGTGCACCGGATAAAAATGTCTCTGATATATATAGCGGACATAAGGCAGACACTTGAGGATTCAGAGACTCTTACCAGCTTAAACAATGTTCTGGAGGCTCTTATTGGAAGGGATAGCACATATTTATTGAAGACAACAAGCATTCTTGATATTCTGAGGTCAAATCTTAATGTCGATACAGCTAATAATTTAAGGACTGACGTTGGAAGTTTCTCGGTAGTCACGCCAGGAGAAATAGCAACAGGAAGATTTCCTGGACTATATACCGCTGAAGGGACGATCCGATTCACGGCTCATTTTACGCAAATTCGTTAATAATAAAAACATGATAAAAAATATAGAAAAAACAGAGGAGAGTGTATCTATTCTTGATGCAAAAAAAATCGAGCGTCGACAAGAGATAGAATACTTCTTTCCTGATTACATGAAAACAGTAAGGGCCACCTCTATTAAAGAGGCGGAAGAAAAAATTAAAAAACTTTTAAACATTAAAAAGTAACATGGGGAAACATATTGGTAGAGATGTAAAAATTGGAATAGCAAAAGAGGTCACACGTGGCACTACCGTTGCTTCAGCGTTTTGGATCCCGCGCAGAGATTTCGATTTTGAAGATAAGACAACATTAGTTATTGACAATCAAAGTTACGGAACTATAGAAGATTCTATCGATGTCAAAGTGGTTGGAAAATATGCCGAGGGAAAGATTGTGGGAATTGTTAGAGACAAGGCACTTGGTTTGCTGTTGGCAGCTGCAACTGGGACGCCGGCAACAACGTCATCGAGCCCAGAAGCGGGTTGCTATACACACGTGTACCAGGTAGTTCAATCACATCAGCATCCGTCATTGAGCATCAACGTTGATGATCCTAATGAGGGAGATCTTAATTATGTTCTCGCAATGATGAAGTCGCTTGAAATTAATGCAACAGTTGGAGAATACGTTGTCTTTTCTTCTGAATTTATATCTAAAACAAGTACACCGGGAACGGTTACGGCAGCGTATGTTTCTGAAAATGCATTTACGGCAGATGGAGTAAGTATAAAATTTGCGGATACGGTAGCAACACTTGGAACAGCAACGGCGACTAAAGTAAAGTCAGTAGTCGTAAGGATAAATAAGAACGTTGAGAAGGCTGATATTCTTGGATCGGTTGATCCAGATGATATAATGAATAAGTCGTTTGCCATGGAGATTGACGTCGAAAGATATTACGAAGATACAACCTTCAAGACGAGATATAGAACATCTACTCCGCAGACAATGAGGGTAGACATACAATCTGCATCATTAGCAGCTGGGGCGACATATTCTAAGCTCACAATAGACTTAAATAAAGTCAAGATAACTGACTGGAAGACAAGCAAGGATCTTGACAATTTAGTAATAGAAAGCTTCACAGTGAAAGCAAACTTTAGCATATCAGATGCAAAAATGCTGGAAATGAGGCTCATTAATGCTCAAATTTCTTATTAGTCGGTAAATAATTATAAAGGTCAAGTAGAAGAGTTTATAAAAAAGAACTAAAATGGAAACAAAAAAAATAGAAACCCCAGTAGAGAAGCATCAAGTGGATCTCAAACTTTGGCTCACGGGAGGAGATATGAGGAATATTGAGTCCGCGATATATGAAGAAATGGATTTGGGTATCGATCAGATGCAACCAAGGCCAGACCTTAAAATAACCGGATTAAATGGAAAGATTATTTTAAAGAGAGAAGATAGGCTAATTGAGGCAATGATTGTATCGATAGATGGAAACACTGAAGGGATACTTGATAAGTATATGGCCATGCACGATGAAGATTGCAGGTTTGTTATGGAAGAAATAAAGAGGATTACTGAAAAAAAAACAGAATAATCAGAAGATCGGTTAGGGATTATAATCTTGGAACTATGGATGAAAAGATGATTATTGCAACCATGTGTCAAGAAATGAAGTGGACGTACTCTGAGTATCTTAAGCAACCGGAGTGGCTACTCAGGGTACTCCTCGAAAAAATTAGAATAGATAACGAAAGAAATAAAAAAGAATGGCAGAAGAATCTTCATTAAAAATTATAATAGACGCTGAGAACCGGGCGAAGGAAAAGATAGCTGAGGCAATGAAAAATATCGAAGACCTTAAGGGAAAGGTTGAAAATATGAAGCCGGCGTTTCAGAAAATGGCAGCTGCCGGAACAGTTGCTTTCTTGGGAATTGTTGGAGTAGCAACAACATCATTAAAAGCATATGCAGATAGTGAAGCAGCAATCACAAGGGTTGATACGGTTCTTAAATCAATGGGTGGAAGTTTTGATGAGGCAAAAACAAAAATTCTTGAAGTAGCAAACGCAGCCATAAAACTCGGTTTTGACGATGAAGACGCTGCGGAATCAATTACTAAGTTTTACCAAAGGACAGGAGATCTAACTAAGGCCCAAGAATTGAGTGCATTGGCGATGGATCTGGCCAGAGCAAAAAGCATAGATCTGTCAACGGCCACAAACCTTGTCAATCTTGCATTATCAGGAAGTGGAAGAGCTCTTATGCAATATGGTATTGTAATAAAAGACTCTGCGACTCCGCTTGAAGCATTGGCCGAATTGCAATCTAAAGTCCAGGGCCAAGCACAGGCATTTACAGAAACAATTCAAGGACAGACAGAGGTCATTCAAGTACAGATTGAAAACCTTAAAGAATCGATAGGAAAATCATTGGCTCCGATACTTAGCGACCTGTTAAACAAGATAATTCCAGTAATAGAAAAAACGATGGCGTGGATAGAGG